CTCGTTACTGGTCAATTCACCTGGGTATCGAAGTCAGCCCAACAGATGTGGGGGTGTTAATGAGTCTGCTTAAAATTGCTCGTATTAAAAGCAACGTAAGTCACGAAGACAATTACATTGATGGCTGTGGATACCTTGCTTGCGCCGCAGAGTGTGAAAATGATGCAGGATAAAAACCAGACAAACTACATTAATAAAGACTTAACGAATGTATGCGGCGGTTCACGCAGACGGGCTGATGCCATGCAGGGAATGGATAGAGCCTATAGAGATTATGTTGAGGCAAACAAAGTCGCATGGGATAAAGCAACAAAAGGGATGCCAAAAGATGCGTTTGCTGATGATGTGCCAGACGATATTGATCGTGATGGTAGGGTTAGTTTAAAACCTACCCATGTGCCGTATCGCATTTCAACAGAAGATATTTAATTTTTTTTCTTTATCTTTGTGCTTGACTTTATGCAAACACTGCTATACTATAATAATAGTAAACAAAAGAAGGGTAAAAAAATGAAATTAAACGAATTAATAAAATCGAGAAGACTTGCTGAAAAACTAAACAAGCGTGTTTATCTCAAGCCAGAGGAACAGCAAATCGCATTTGATGCTTTGCAAAATGTTTATCTGCATCTCAAAAACCGCATCACGATAGGAGATTTAAGATATACCAACACTGACTGGGATAAAATACCAGATAACCTCATGGATGTTGGTGAAGCTTTCCGTCTGATATTCAGTTCCAACAAATATTGGTCTGAAGACTTTGACTGGATTTTAGAACTGCAAGAAATGCACAGAAACATTGCATCAAAGAAACCAAGAAAAAAGGCGGCGGCTTAACAGCCCCGCTTTACTTTACTTTTTTTTATTTTTTTTGTTGACAAGTATGCAATCACTTCTTATATCTGTTATCAGGCACTATCAATGGAGGTTTCAAATGTTTAACTTTACAGCAAAGCGGGTAAAAGCGGGTGTTCCAATATGGACTCTTTATAAAGATGATATTTTTGATATTGGTTGCATGACAATATTTGATGGCGAAGGCGTTGTCGCTACTATTGAACTCGCTATGTCAGACGCGGCTGAGTTTCGCGGCACAGATGTATCTGAGGTTTTAGCAAAATGTCGTGCCGCGTTTGAGGAAGATTATTCAGATATGTTAGCTGAAAATCGTGCGGAGCGGTTCGCGGAAGCTGGTTTAGCCGCCGTTGTTGGCGGGATGTCTAAAGAAGACGCTTATCATGTTGCTTATTCAGCGATGGGAGAGGCGTAATGGCTAGGCCATTAAACTATCTGGAAGCACAGGCGTTGCTCAATCAAACGATCAACGCCGTGCATAGTCTAATTACCAGCGATGCCACCGAAGCCGAAGTTGAATTGTTACTTGGCGCGGCAGGTGGATTGCAGGAAGCGCAGTCAATGTTGATTAAGGCAAGGTTGAGGCTAGAGAACGATGACAGTTAAACGTATTGAAATGGCATTGCACGTTATGGAATTAGCGGCACGGCACAAGATCAGGGTTTCATATCAAAGCCTAGATGAGTCCGAGCCTCGTTATTGGGCAAGACGCAATCCGCGTGAGATACAAATCCGTCCAACCAAAAACACTGGATACTATGTATCTGCCTTGCATGAAATTGGGCATATCGTGGGCAAGCGTCAGGGCGATAATATCACAAGGCTAACGCAGGAATTGTACGCTTGGATCTGGGCAAAGAAGAACGCCTTGGTCTGGACTGATACCGCAGAGCGGATCATGCGTAGCGCAATGGATAGCTATGGCTGGAAGCAACGTCAGAAAGACATATGGGAGAAGGTTTCTCATGGCTAAGAACAAAACAATGGATGTTAAGATCAAGAACGGCAACAAATCCAGAAAGCAGGATAGCGATTGGGATGGCGTTGAGCGTATGGCTGATGACATGAAAAAACGCAAATTGGGCAGGGATAGTCAGGGGGTTCGTTATTGGGAGGATGACGGACCTACCCTGTCCAACACCCTGTTAGCGGCTCTTGCAGAGCCAAAGAAGGGCATTGTCAGATATAAGGGCGGCAAGTACGCTGAAGCGGCAAGACGCAACACACAGGCAAGCATTGCAACAGCACAGAAGTTCGTTGTTAGCAATAGCATGGTTGAACATGCTTATCTTGCGTCTTTGGCTAGGCCGAAGTCTTTACTTGAAATGCAACAGCGCGGCATTCCACCATTTAATAATATGTGGATTGAGTGGGATGAAAGGTTTAGAAAATCAATTGCTAATCGTGAAATGCAGAAAATGGGATATGACCCAGCCGATCAACCTACCGAAGATCCAATAGTAAGGCTTGGTTACCACATTGAAATGATCAATGATCGTTTTTCATATAGTCTTTATTTTATGTCTAATGGGGAAGAAGGCGTGGCTTCTTCTCCTATAGGTTTCCATATGTCTAATGACGGTCCAGTTATGGATATGGGCTGGTCTGAGCAAGATGTAGATGCTTTTATGAAAGACAGATTGGCAACAGGCACTTGGTTAATGGGCAAATGGTATTCAAAAAAAGAAGCTGAAAAAGAAAAATTAAATCCTGATTTTGCAGACTTATCTACTTCTTTTGTTCAAATAAGAAGCGCCGCTGCACAATGGCTCGTGTCACAAGAACACTTTGCACAAGGCTTTACAGCTAAAGAATTTGCTGAGTTAAAGGCGTTGTCATTAAATATGCAAGTTGGCGATGGGCGGTTTTTAATCGCGCTATTGGGCTTGCTTAACTATGACCTTGTTGTTCATGAAACAACAATGCCGCCAAAAAAGATTGATCATGTACGCTTTGGGCGTGTGGTGCCAAAGAATGAATATAAGGTTGTGACAATCCAGTTACCAAAGCCGCGTGGAAAGCGCATCTATGAGCAGATGTTTACAGGGCATGGAAGCCCCAAAAGAGAGCATTGGCGGCGCGGACATTGGCGGACTGTCCGGGACAAGTCCGGTAATTTTAAACGGCGTGTGTGGATTGGTGAGATGAAATGCGGCAATCCAGCATTAGGTACTATCGTTCATGATTATAATTTGGAGGGAAAGTGATGGGCGGATTTGAACAACTGCAACCCTTGAAGGAAAAGATGGATGGGGAGTGGAGAAAAGAACAGCTAAAAAAATGGGCGTTATCAGAAAAAAGAAGCAAGGCCATGAAAAAAGCGTGGGTTAAGCGCAAGGAAAAAGAAGCGGCGCAACCTGTCTTGATAACCAAAAAACTTAAATTTGAAAACAAACAAGCTTACGAAGATAGATTGATGTTGTTATCAAAGCATCCTGAGAAAATGACTGCCTACGAAATGATGTCCAGTTATTTTCTAGATAAATTATTCTGGAAAAAATTTGGGTCTGGATGTCATGTGATAAAAGTCAGAAACTTTAAAATCCAAAAGTGTCTGTGGGATGGAACCTACATGAGCAATTCTGGCAAAACAAGGATGGGTGGTTACACTGCTTACTTTGAAATAACAAACGAGTTGACAGGCAAAGAACGTGAGATAGGAACGCAGTCTGTTCTTGCACACATAAAACGACAAGATAAATACGGTACTAACAGACGTAATGACCCTGATAGAAACTTTGGGTTGCCCAACAGTAGGGGATATAGGTAAAGGAGTTGGTTATGGGATTTAAAACAGGAAATTATATGACTGGCGCAGGGTTCTTACTTGTGCTGCTGATGTCAGCAGTCGAGCCTATGCCGCACAGCTTTGAATTGTTCTGGTTACATATCGGACTGCTGATAATTGGAGCCGTGTTAATGGGGTCGGGAACATACCTTACATGGAAGGGAAAATAGGCGTGTTCTTGATACGTTCTGGTTTAGGTTTAGAAGTTTATAAACCCAAAGTTGGTACCCCAAAGTTCATAAAGTTGTTATGTATCAATGGGTTAAGAGGTTTTGGTTTGGGTTTGCAATGATAGCACAAACAAAGTAAAATAGGGGTGTTAAGTCATTGAAAAGGCTCAAGGTTTAATGTTTGGGTTTTTCTCCCTATTACATAGGGGTATAGGTATAAACAAACCTATACCCTGTAACGTGTGGTTGCTGCCAAATGCAACCCGAAGAATTGTTCTACTTAGGAGGGCGTAATGCCGAATGTCGGAGAAGATCTACC